CAGCCGCACCAGTAGTGCTATTATAGATTAATGCACACCTAGCCGTAAAGCTAGCAGGGCTCCAAACAACGTTGGCAAATGAGATATATGCCGTATTAGAGTTTGTATCACCTGTTGGGTACACAGTTACAGTAAGGGTTTTGCCTCCAGCGGTATATCCAGTCCCAATAACCTCATTAGAAGTTGTGTATGCCGTTGTTGAATTGTTTAAATTGGCGCTGCCGGTATAAAGGGCGATTTTGTATGTGTATGTAGAACCGACAGCAAAATTCTCCAACCCGCTTAGCAGGTTGGTTTTGAAGACTGTGCACTGCCCTTGAACAATACTCATGGATTAACCTTAATTTTAGCTTGCCCATCACGGTACGCGTCGCCACGTTCCAGACCAGTTCCAAGACGATTGAGTTGGGCAACGGCTTCTTGGTACATTTTTTCGTAGTAATTTACCATATCTTGCTCGCCCTTCATAAACAGAATGGCTTCACGCATAGCGCCATAAAACAAGATTGGGTCATAATTATCGCCAAGCCAGCTTGTACCAGTTGGGTTATTAACGGTTGTAACAGGAACCACAAAGCCCGTACCGCCCCCAAGATATGAAGTGCTTGCGCTAAGTAAGTTTCCAACCGCATAAAAATTACCGGGGTTAGTTAAAGTCACTGATGTTACAGAACCACCTGCAACAACGATAGTTGCTGTTGCCCCAGAACCGCTTCCGCCAGTTAAAGGTACGTTAGAATAAACGCCGTTAGTGTACTGTGATCCACCGTTAAATCCTTGGGTTGAAGAAACACCAAAAGTCGAAATAGCGCCCTGAACAATGGATACAGGGTAGTAGAAATAGTGCAGTTCCGCCTGATAGTTAATATCAGGTGTTGGTCCGAGAATGAAAGTTAGTTCATTAGGATTGGTGTACTGCGAACCAAATAAAGCATAGTATCTTGGCAAGCCAGTAGCTGTTTGGTCTGGGTATGCTTCACGGATGAAGTTAACATCTTTGTTTAAAAGGTATGTATATGTGCCATCAGCACCAATTACAGCCAAAGAGTAAGTCGACAAATAGTCATTAGGGCAAGATAAATACTTATTACTACCCGTTAAAGTACCAATTACGTTTTTACGAAGCGAAGGAATTTGAACGCTGTTATAAACCCTATCTTCTGCTTCCATTACAAAGCGTGGGATATTGTTTATAAACAGCGGTTCACTGTTCTCGCTGTAGTCAATTATTGCTTGGTACAGTTGGGTGTAATTCATTAGGGTTTTCCCTATTAGGCCATTGGGCCACGTGCAGTGCGACCTTTAGTAGCAGCGCCATTACCGCGAGTCTCAATACCGGTAGTTTTAGTCTTAGGGTCTGGACCTTTGGTAACGTTGCCTACAGAAATTTTCATTTCATTAGACCAGCTTGTACCGTCTTGATCAGACACAGTAGGCAAACCACCCTTAACTGGGTTTCCGCTCATATCATGTGGAGTAGCGTACTTTTCAGCAGGCAGAATGTTTTTGTTATTTCCGACTTTAATAGCTGGGCTATTTTTGCTTGTGGGTTTAACTTGAGCAACCATGATTATTTTCCGTTCGCTGAAACTTTAGCTAAACCACGTCCAACGGCTTCCATTTTATTCTGGTCAATACCGCCTGCTGTGCCTTTGCTAGCTTTTTTACCTACTTCAATACCTACGTTAGAACCTGAGTCACCCAGATTCTTGCCTTTTGTTTTGCCTTTGCTTGTAATTCCATCGGCTGCGCTTTTGAATGTCATATCCTACTCCTAATTAATTGTTACTGTTCCTACTTGCCCATTAGCCACCAAATAGTTTGGCGTCTCCCCAAAATCATACTTCATTCCTACAGGAGCCCAACCCCACTGAATATCACGGCTACCACCACTAGGATACCCATTAGCGTCTAAACCTGATGCAACATAACTGTTGTCCCTTCTAGGTTCCCTAACGGCCTGTGGGTCGTTAATTGGGTACATGCCTAATTGTAACTGAGGCTGGTCTGGGTCCCAACAGGTATTACAAACTTTTAACTGATATGGCTTGGTTTTAATAATCTCCGTGCGCAACTCAGTTAACTTATATCTAAAATCACAGCGGTCGCACTGGGCAATCGCATACTTACCAGAGGCAAATTTATTAGGCATCAGCCACCTCCAAGGAACATCCTGCGAGGAACAAATCTAACCGGGGCTTTTTCTCTATCTTCATCAGCAGCAAGCTGGAACTGCTGTTCGTAATCCGCCTTAAGCATCACACTACGATTTGGGTCTACGCCATCTAACTTAATAGACAGGTAGTAAGCCAAACCGGCGACCATAGCATTTAAGAATCGGAACGGAATATCTTGTGTATTAACGCCATTGCCAGCATCTTGGATGCGGCGTAAACGCCAGTAAACAAACGTATATTGTTGTGAACCATCTGGTGTAGGCCAAACTGTAATCTTAGGCGCATCAATGCCTGTAACCGGGTCGGTACCGTTAGGTCCGGGAGGTGGGTATTTTGCTCCAGACATGCGTTGAATCCAAACTTGAATAGGACGACCCTGACTCAGTTTATTTGGGATTGTGGCGTATGTTGAAACGCTGATGCGGCTAATTGTTATGTCAGTCTGTGTTGCTTGATTGCCAGCGTTGGTACGAATCTGGTGTTCTAAAAGGTCGATAGTGTCGATTGGTAGGTCGTATGTATTAACGCCTTGGGTCAAAGTAATCTGTCCCTGCTCAATCGTCCACATATTAATGCCACGATTAGCCCACTCAATAGTCAACAGATTTAAAGAACGACGCGCCGTACGCAAGTCGTAACCAGACCTCAGCTCTTTGCCGCAGCGCTCAAACGCTTCTTCGACAATGTCTGATAAATCTAAATTAAACGCTGATGCGCCGGCAGTAGTCATTACTTCGCCTTTTTAGTTGTTTTCTTAACAGCAGGTTTTTTAGCTGCCGGTTTTTTTGCCGCTGGTTTAACCTTACGGGTAGTGGCTTTCTTTACCTGTGGGCGTTTCTTTTTTGCCGGTACAGGGAAAGGCCAAGCCTCAACAGCTAGTTCAACTTTTTCGAAAGTAACTTCTTCTTCCTTCTTACCAAACAAACCTAGAATCCAGTCGATTAATCTCATTTCTTCAAGCCCTTTAAGGTTTCCGCAAGCCTAGCCCGCTTACCGATCTTGCCCGGTTTCTTTGCAGCTGCGGCTAGTTTGCTTGACGGAATCTTTTTGTCTTTAGCAACGCCTAATTCAGCCTTTAATGCGCCGGGTTTCTTAATTGCTTTTTGAATCCAGTTCTTAGTAGCCATTATTTCTTCTTTGCAGTTTTAGCTGATTTAATAAAAGCCTCTTTAGTAGGCGCGCCCTTAGCTACAACAGGACGCATCTTTTCACCAGAGCCAGCTTTAATACGTTCTTGCTTCGCGTGAATGTTTGCATACAGCCCAACTTTGCCACCCTTTTTTAATAGGACAGCAGAGCCTGCATTCTTAGGAATTTTTGCAGGGTTAGTTGCGCCCATTCCACGGGAAGCTTTCATTACTTCTTAGCCTTAGCCATGCCGCCGCCACACATTTTTTCTACGTGGTCGTCGTGAATCATATGACCTGCAGCGTGCTCACCAAAAACTTCTGCATGTGGCTTGTGACCAGATGCGTGCATTTTTAATGACTTAGCTAAAGTCTCGTGTTTAATTTTTTCTACGCCAGCTTCGAGGGGTGCGTGATCCATTTTCATACCATTTTTCCTTTTGTTAAACCTTTAGATGCAATACCACAGCCCTTTACAGAGCCACCTTTTTTAAGCTTGAGCGTAGTGCCTTTGCTGCCTTTATGCTCTTGCTTGTCGTGCTGCTTAAAAGCCTTTTTAATTAAAGCTACGTCTTGCTTTTTATCTTCAGACATCTCTTTACGTTCTTCGGCTTTGGATTCTTTTTCAACCATACCGCCTCCCTTTAATCCTGCGTATTTATTAATATTAACATTTGGTACTTCTTTTTTGTATCCAAAAACAGACCCTTCTCGAGTCTGCTGTTTGTTTACTTGTTTGTTACCACCTTGAGTGTATTTAACATCTCCACCTGTACCAAACTTTTTACCTTTGTCAGCAGCAGCAAAATCTTGCCCAACTGATTGCTTAATACCAACTTTTTTAGCAAACGCAGGAGAGTGCGCTACAGCCATCATTAAGTTGTGCTGTTTTTTAGATGTGCTTGGCATTATTTAACAAACTTCTCAAAAAGAGCGACAATTAATCCACCAAATAAAACAGCTACTACATTAACTACAGTGTGCATTGTTTTCTTACTAGCAGCATCTTCTGACAGTAAACGTTGAATATCAGCCAAGGACTTTTTAACTTCTTCCATGTCTTTAACGAGTTTGTCCATATCAGCCTGCAAGTGTTCAATGTCGTTAGCGTGGGTAGCCAATTCTCTAGCTGTTTCGATTGGGTTCATGTTTGTCATTTTGAGCCACAATTCCAACGTTTTAAACTAGCTGCCTTACGCGTAGGTCTGCCTTTTTCATCTTTCATCGGACCCGGCATACCAGACATTCTTGCGCAGAATGACTTTTTGCGAGGACCACCTTCAGGTTGTGGGGCTTTTAAATTAGACCCAGTAGCCTTATTATATTTAGCTCTGCCTTTTGCAGTAAGACCGGCCCCTTGAGAAACCGGAAGCTTCTCACCTCTACCGACAGCTAGAGAAGGGCCTTTTTTCTTAGCCATACAAAATTGTTTGAAAGCTAATATTAGTAACTGCAGCGTAAATACCATTTAACGCCAAAATACCTTCACCAGCATACAAAACTTGGAATGGTTGAACCGCTGTACCTGTGTTGTACCCACACATCCAACGGCCTGTAATTGCAACTATACAAGCAGTACTAGTAGCAATAGTTCCAGAGTTTAAGTCAGTAATAGTAAATGTGTTTGCATCAACAACAGTAACTGGATAGTTACCAGCAACAGGGGAAACGCCGCCTACAGCTGAATAAGAAATACCTACATAGTTTCCTGTGCTTAAACCGTGTCCAGTCAATGTAACAGTAACAGTTGTACCAGAACGACCATACGTAGCTGAAACAGGGGCAGAAGGGGCATCAAAAATATCAATACCACCAGCTGTACCTGTACCAAGATACACTAGGTTTTTAAGGCGCGTGCGGCCTTTTACTAAGTAACCAGACCCACTACTATGGGACGACTTGACGTCATATTGCATTGTCATAACTAATCTCCTAAATTTTAAAAAGGGGTCCGAAGACCCCCGGGATTAATTAGTCAGCGTTGCCGTATGGATATACAGTTGCAGTACCCAATGTACCATCAGGCTGTACGTAGTTGATGTCAATGTTGAACTTACCAGCAGTCAAAGCGCCAAGGCCTGTACCAACAATAGCCAATGTAGCAACAACTTGTGAAAGAGTTGCAGGCTGTTGTGCTTGGGTGATGTCTGCTGTAGTTGCAGCCATGTTAGACAAGTTAGCGGCTGTGTAAGTTGTTGTTTGACGACCAGCTGTACCGACAGTAGTAGTACCCAAAGCTACAGTAGCATATGTTGGGGCAGAAGTAACAAAACCGTTAGAAATGTAGATGTTAACTGCGCTTAAAGTGCTGTTAGCTACAGTGATTGCTGTCAAATAATCAACAATAATAGACTCAATTTGTGCGCCAGTTGGCAGATAAAATACTGCGCCACGATAAATAGCAGTAGCTGTATCAGCTGGAATAGAAGCCAAAACAGGAGGGAAAGTAGTAGCTGAAGGGCTATAAACAGGGGCGTTTACGTTAGCATCAGCAGAAAGGATGTTGCCGTTAACGAATTGCTGCGCTGCACCGGGGTAGTACTGAGTACCATTGCCTGTAGCTACGGAATAGTCGACGATAGCGTTCTGTGAGAGACGAGCGTAGCCTACGTTACGTAGTGGGCCAAAACGGTTATTGCCAGATAGAATCGGGCCTTCAAAGGTGGAGCGTGCCATAATAAATTGTCCTATGCAAAAGTTCACCCATACCAATCGTTGCATCGTCTGCTGGGGCAGTCCGGTACAGGTAATCACCCAGTTAGTGCTAGTTTACTCTTTTTTAATTTTTGTGCAAGGATTTTTCAGTAAAATGAGAGAAAACAGGTAACTTTTTGGGGGACTATGGGTAATGAAATTTACAATAAAAAAAGTGGACATCAGAGTCCCGTCAGTTCAAACCACACTACTTTTTCTACAAAAGAAAATACTTCCGGCGGATACGCCGTACCAACCGGACAGGGGTCATTGGTGGATTGCGTATGCGGAGGATGGAAAGCCTGTCGCTTTTGCGGGTATGGTCCGCTCGATCAAATGGACAGATACAGGTTACTTATGTAGAGCAGGTGTAATGGATGGCTTTACTGGACACGGCTTACAAAAGAGATTAATA